GGAAAAGCTAACTGTGTCTGGATAATCTCTTTCAATAATCATTTCTATAAAATGTATGGCTTTCAATAAGTCTTCCTTTTTATTTTTATCGCGATGGCGAATAATATATTTTATAGCGCATCCCTCAGGATAAAGCAACTCATTCTCCACCACAAACTTGCTTGGTTGAATTTTATATTTCTGATAATGGGATCCTCCGTGTTGTTTATCCCAGACTTTACTGCTCATAATGGGTATCCTTTCCTATTTATTTTTGCTTTTAATTTATATAAATTATTTCTGGCTCGTGTTATACCTACATACCATACCCGATGTTCTTCATCTGCTCGATCTTTACTTCGTTTCATAGATTTAATTATTTTATCTCCCAACTCTAAACTTAAAATTACATTATCTTCTTCTCCTCCTTTGATGGCATGAATAGTGGATAAAAAAATTCTAGCCGGTTCACTTAGTCTTTCATTATTTTCTAACATACTTCGTATATAAGTAACTTCTTTATCGGAAGCTTTAGTGAAAACTTCGTACCAAGGTTTTTTATTATCCCACTTAGTACCTGGAATAAAATCTTGAATATCTGTAATTTCCTTAGCCTCGAGTAATTCATTCATTGTCCACTTAGTATAATTAACAGCTGCTTTATATAGACGTACCTTAAAACTTTTTCCTTTTTTAGTTTCAAAATATAAATTTCTTTTATTTAATTCTTTCATCAATTGCAGCAAAGTATCTTTTCTTCTGGTTAAAATCAACCATTTCCCTTGAGTTAAATCTACTTGGTTAAGTTCGGTAATATATTGTGAAGAGCCTTCTTGATTTCGGGGGAGATAAACTTTGTGTTTCCTGATGCCTGATATTCGACTCACGGGAAGTTCCGATTGTTCCTGGACACTTTTAGAAATTCTTTTAGAATATTTTAATACTGTTTCTTTATCTACTTGTTCTTTAATAAATCTTTTGACGTCAGCTCCAGCCCAGGCAAAGATAGCTTGATCATCATCTCCAGCTAAATATATATTCTCCGTACGTTTTTTTAAAACATCATAGAGTTTCCATTGAAGGGGAGAAAGGTCCTGCGCTTCATCTATAAAGATGGCTTTAAAGGTGGGAAGTTTATCTTCTTTAGCTATAACTTGTTTTATAATGTCATTGAAATCATGGAGTCGGCTTTTATTTTTATATTTAATATAGTTATCATAAATATGTTTTAGGGTTCCCCAATTAATAATCTTTCTATCATGATCATTTCTGTCAAATTCTTCTCGAAGAATACTATCTCTATTCATTGATTTTCCAATGATTTGAAAATAAGGGTCTTTATGATTTAAAAAATGAGTTTCTTCATCATTAAATTTATCAACATAGTTCACTCTAATCCCTAATCGTTTACCTAAATCTTCATAGTGATAGGGTTGCATAATATTTTCTTCCTGCAAATTTAATTGATGATAAGCAAAAGAATGAAATGTTTGAAAGTAAGGAATTTTTTTCTCATCTTCTCCAATTCTTTCTCGTGCTTCTTTGGCTGCTTTTCTTGTAAAAGCAAAGTATCCAATCTTATGGAGAGGAACTCCAGTTCGAACATAAGCCTTAACCCGACTAATTAATCTATGAGTTTTACCTGTACCTGGAGGTCCATAAAATTTATACGATGTCATCTTTATCTTCGAATTCTAAAATTTCTATAGGAGGCTCATCTTCTAAAAATTGTTCCATATCGACTGCGACACATCTTACGGGATTAGAATCTTTAATTCTTTTTTGTGTAGCTTTTCCTTTAAATATTTCATAGACCATTGTACGTGTTTCAGCTTCATCCACTTTCCATTCATGTCGTTTAAGTTCTTCATAATATTTATTAAAAACAAAATAAGCTTTTTCATCTTCGACGAAGACTCCTCCACTTTTAAAAGAATTATAAGTGGTTGCTCGTACGTCATTTAAATAATCTCTAGTTAATCTGAATAAAATTCCCACTGGTTGAGAAGCTGGATCAGGTATTTCCACATTCATTTCTGCCCACAGAGAGCTTACTATATCCTGAAAATCTCTTGCTTTAATAGGGGGAGGAACTATTGGAGTATGTTCAGCGATTAAAGCTTTTAATTCTCTTTGTTCTATAATTTGTTTTACATGTTTTGCTCGGACTAATTTTATTTTTCCAGTTGGAAGTTTAACACTCAAATCATATTTCGGATTAGGACGATAATCTATTTTAGTAACACTTATAATTTCTGGCCACTCTGAATTTAATTGTTTTCCGATTCCATATTTTCTACGTAAACATGTTGGCTTAACACAATGACCCTGAATAGGGTCTTCATAACAAGTGTATCCAGCCGTATCTCCTTTCCAACTTTTTATTTTCTTTTCAACCTTACTATCCCCCCATATTTTATCGTATTGAATATACTTCCTGGCTCCTTCTAATACTTTTTCTTCCCAGGTATCTGGGTATTTTTTCTTGGCGAACACCATATAATTATATAAAAATCTATCTCTTTCATCCTTTAGTTTGGTATTATTTTTTTCTAGTCCACCACAAATAATTCCTAAACATGGAGGACCTTCTTTAAATTCCTGGGATTCTTCTTTTAAAGCTTTTTCTATAAGGGTTACTCCAAAATTTTTTAAAGTTTCCGATGTCTGAGCATTTAATTCAATTGCTTTCATAAAGGTATCAAAGCCAATTTCTTGATTGGTGGTATCAACTGCCACTCTATCGTTCTTATTATAATAAGGAATGTTAATAAAATTACCGGAAGACCTTTTTCCTTCTGTAGTTTCTAATGAAGTTTGTTTAGGATAGATTTCTGTTTTAGCTGGAAGGCCAAAAACAAATAATAATTTTTCTAAAAATTCTCTAATCTCACTGGCTTTTACTCTGTCTTTGGTAAATACATAAATATGAAGTCCCCCACTTTTAGATTTAACTGGGATGACGGGTAATTCTTTTGTCTCAATTATTTTTAAATATTTTTCTGGACTAAAATCTGTATAATTTTTTGGATCAATATCGATGGCCCCAAAGATAGCTAAACCTTTATCATCACACGGTTGAATTCCTATTGATTTTTTTCCTTCTAAATGATCAATATAATCTTGATCATTTATTGGACGCTTCGCCCAACCATAATCTTTTGCATCAAATCTAATTTTCCCTGATTCATCTTTGTATCCTTTATTAACATTGCAATAACCATAGTTACGTTTTAAGCCTGTAAAATATTTTATAAATTCTCTCATAAGTTTTAGGGCGCTTCCACTCTCGCTTCAGCGCCCTTGTTGCAACCACTCTCTTTCGAGAATTAGACAATTCCTTCAGTGGACTGAGGTTTATCGTATTTAGGTTTAGCCGTTCCTTTAGCTACAGATTTCTGTAACTCGGATGCAGCTCTATACAAGTCTGCTTCTGCTTGAACCTCTGTGTTTAGCATCTTCACTTTAGATGGTCTATACACATGCCAACTTTTACTTCCTGCAGTTTTGCCAACTGTTTTTAAGTTGAACAATGCTGAATAAGAAGCTGGTTGAAAGGTACCTTTACTATCAGTCACTCTTAAATTGGTTATCAAATTATTTAACTCTCTCGCTGGAGAAAGATTTGATGACCTCATAGGAATAACAGCAGGTCTATACTCACTACCCATTACAATAATTACATAGAAATATGCTGTCTTTTCTACATAGTTACCATTAGGTAATCTGTATCTACCATTACGTTCTTCTACTGCATCTCCTGGAATATTAATATGCGTTCCAACTGGAGCAGAAGCACTATCGCCTCTCTCTTGCCATTCTGGATATCTAGTGTGAGCATGAGCAATTACTATATTAAGCCCATCCTTTTCCCCATCTATCAGTTTGCCAAGTGAACTAGCGTAGATCATTCCTGGTTTAGAGTCCTTTACATATTTAGGATCTCTTTCATTACACTCAGGAGAAAGTTGATGAAGAATTTTTAAAAGAGGTGTTGATACATCCTCTTGTTTTATTTCCTCAGATCCTTTTCTTGAGTCTTCTCTTAGATTAACTACAGCAAGAGAACCACTGTTTTTCTTTTCGACTAGACTATTCATATTTACTCCTTTGTTAGTTTATTAGTTTAGTAGTCTATTTTTTACCTTTAATTTTGGTTTGCGCACCTTCAAATGTATTAAAAAATTCCTCCGGAATATCTTTACTATTTGATTTACGTTCTTCCAAAACTAATCTGAGAGTTGCAGGGTGCACTCCAACTTTTTGTTGAGGTTCATAGCCCTGCCCCCTCGCAAGGGTAGCATATTGCTGCGCCTTGTTATCTTCGCCCTTACCAAACGTTACTGTTACTTCATTTTTCACAATATCGCCTAGTTCGTTTGTTCGAAGCCAGTTAATTGCTTCAACTTTTTTATCAGCTTTAATTGAAGCACCAAAAATTTTTTTAACAGAAACTTCTGAACCATCTTTAAGTTTTAAAGTACTTAAATTCATTCGTTCCATTATTTGAGGAATTACAATTCCCGATTGAATTTTTTCATCCTCTTTAAGTTCTTTGGTTTCTTGTTCTTTTTGTTCAATATTTTTTTGAATCGTCAAAAGTTTCTCTAGTTCTACAGATAATTCTTCTGGATTAATCACGTCACTTTGTGATGGGGCATCTTGTCTTAAATTTATACTCATGTTCTTTCCTATGTTTATTTATTAATTTAATCTTAGTTTATAAAAGACAGTATATACTAGAGGATTTTAATTGTCAATCTTATTTTTTATAAATATCGACTTCTATAGGATAATAAGTTTTTTCCTGACGATCCCATTTTAATAGCTTATATTTTCCATTGGTAAGATCGGCAACCACTGAACATGTTACACCAATAATAGCTGGATCCCCTGATAATAAAAGATAATCCTCAGATGTAATGTTCTTTAGAAGAGTTCTAAGTTTATGTATTAAGGGGCCTGGGGATAATATCATTTGAGAATATTCAGGTAATAAAGTCACAATGTCGCCATATTTCTGTGCGCCTAAAATATTATATTTAGGTTGACCTTGAGTAGTTCCCGGTATCTCTTGGATTAAATATACTTTATTTGTGACGGTTCTTTTAGGTTCGTATGTATTCATCTTGACTTTTTGCTTTCCATACTATATATACATTTTTAGAAAGTAAAAGTAAATATGTTTTATAAATTTAAAACGAAGCCATATGAGCATCAATTAAAGGCATTAAAAATGTCTTGGGATAAAGAAGTCTTTGCCTATTTCATGGAAATGGGTACAGGTAAATCCAAGGTATTAATAGATAATGCAGCGATGCTTTATGATAAGGGGTTGATAAATGGGCTCCTTTTGATTGCACCTAAAGGTGTTTATAAAACCTGGTATGAAAATGAAATCCCTATCCACATGGCTGACCACATTGAAAAAAATGTAGTCCTGTGGAAAACCTCAGATAATTCATCTGAATATAGAAAAAAATTACACAGTGTATTTAAAACCGGAACCGATTTTAATATTCTCATTATGAATGTTGAAGCTTTTTCTTATAGTAAGGGCTTTGAGTTTGCGTATAAATTTTTAGCTTCACATAAAGCCATGATAGCTGTTGATGAATCTACTACCATTAAAACCCATAATGCTAAACGAACTAAAAATATTTTAAAGTTAAGACCTTATTCGAAGTATAGAAGAATCTTAACGGGTTCTCCCATTACTAAATCTCCCATTGATTTATTTTCTCAATGCCAATTTCTTGATCCTTGGCTCCTGGGGCATGATTCTTTTTATACGTTTCGTTCCCGATATGCTGTTATGAAAAGTATTAATATTGGATCACGTTCTATTAATATTGTAGTAGGCTACCGACACTTAGGAGAACTCACGGAAAAATTAAAACCTTTTTCTTATAGATGTTTAAAAGATGACTGTTTAGATTTACCAAAGAAAACATTTATGAAACGAATTGTAAGTCTTACTCCAGATCAGCATAGAGTTTATAAACAAATGAAAGAAAGTGCCATTGCTATGCTTAATGGAAAAGTTGTTTCCACGAACACGGTTATTGTTCAATTGATGCGTTTGCATCAAATTACTTGTGGTCATTTCACTGCTGATGATGGAAGCATTCAAGAGTTGCCCTCTAATAGAATAGATGAGTTGATGGATTTAATAGATGAAGTAGAAGGCAAAGTGGTTATATGGTCTCATTACCAAAAAGATGTTCAAAGAATTATAAAAGCATTAGTAAAAGAATATGGAGAAGGATCAGTAGTAGATTATTATGGTTTAACTCCAGATAATGAAAGACAACGTAACATTAAAAAATTTCAAGAAGATTCTAAGTGCAGATTTTTTGTAGGTACTACGCAGACCGGTGGTTATGGAATCACTTTAACAGCTGCGAGTACTATGATTTATTTTTCTAATGGGTATGATTTAGAAAAACGTCAGCAATCAGAAGCCCGAATAGATAGAATCGGTCAAACAAAACCTATGACTTATATTGATTTAATTTCTGAAGATACAGTTGATGATAGAATTGTAAAAGCTTTAAGAAAAAAAGTAAATATTGCTACAGAAATTATGGGCGAAGAATTAAAAGCCTGGATTTAACCACCCCAGTCATGCGTATCGTCATGCACGACGCAGTTAGTAGTTACAGTTCCTATCATTGGCTTTTCCATAATTGACTACTAATTTACTTATAGTCAACGTGCAATAAAAAAATTAAGATTTTTTGTAAAGTATGTAAAGAATTTGTAAATGAAAATTTACAATTAAAAAATAATACCCTTGATATCCAGCACTCTTTCCAAAAGAACTAAGGACACAGCCCCCACCGTGCCTAATAATACCCAATAGATCTTGTCTATCTTGCCACCCAATTCATGAATTCCATTATGCATATGATACTGTGATTTCTTCAATCCTTTAATATGACCATATAGGGATATAATATGCTCTCGTGTAGTTTTAGGTTTGATATCCATTAGGTTATTATACCTCTTTGTTTTCTTCTCATTATTTTTTCTTCATTACTTAAATAAGCTTCTTCCGTTGGTGTCAATCCACTTTGTAATAAATTAGTTTGAGCCCCTTGCATTGCTTGGCCCTGCGTGATGGTTTGTGGATTAGGTTGAGCTGATGTGACTGCTTGAGGTAAGGGTGGTGTAACAATTTCTTCTTGTTCTTCTACAATATAATCTTTAACATCAATGTCCCATTCATCATCTAAGCTTAAGGTATTTAAGTCATTATCAATAGCTTTAAGAACAGGAAGAGCTTCAGTGATTGCATCATCACTTTTAATTCCATCTACTGCTCCTCCTGTAGCAAAACCCTCAGCTAAATTAAAATTATTTTTATAGTCTTGCTCTAGGTTTTTTAATTCGGATCGCGCTTGTAAGAATGCATTGGGTTCTCCTATGTTCTGTGCAATCTCTCTAAATCTTCCAATGATATCCTTTGAAGGGAAGTAAGGCATGAACTTACCTTTCATTAAATTATTAAAGGTAGTAGGACTCATTTGTCTTTCTCTAAATGCTTTAAGTAAGTTTAAGCGACTAGTTCCAAGAATACCGGCTGCTTCTAAATCTTTATACATTTCTTTTTGAGTCGCAAATCTTGCTTTATTAGAAGCAATATATCTTGTTATAATATCATTTGGATCAATAGAACCTCCTCTTAATAATCCAAAGAAGCCTCCCGTAAATTCTCTTCGCGCATTTCTAATTCCACTTTGAAAATTTGAAATTTTAAAACCCATTGCGTCCATCGGATCAATAGATATTGGTCTTAATCCCATTAAACCTAATACTTCATCATTCATTCCTAGTGTTTTACCCTCTAGGAATTTTCCTCTTTTAGTTGGAAGTTCGAACAACGATTGTCCTAATCTTTTATATTGAGCAATTCCTCCAGGTTGAATAGCTTTCCAAGCGTGAGCTATTCTAATTCTTGCTTTATCTCCAGCTGAAGTTTGATCTGTATAAAGTAATCTCCCATCTTTAGTTCGACCACCTCTCATTATAATGTCTCCCATTGCTTGAGTCCAAATAGATTCAGCTATGAATGGGCTCATTAATTCAGCACTTGCATCATCGAGACCAGTTATAAAAGATTTAAGAAGGGTATCTCCATTTTCGGTTCCAGCATTAACATTATTAAACATGGTTCTAAATGGTCGCGCAATAATGTCATAAGCATTTGTATGACTGAAATCCATATACTTTAACTCTCCCGTTTCATCATCACGTATAGGAACTAAGGTAGAATTTTTAGACCACTCAGGAACAAATCTTCGCATTGCATTTATTTCATCTTCACTTACATCATATAAAGCTTTAGCTCCTTCAACGACTGCTGTTGGTACCACAGTTAATGTTGTAGCCATTCCAGCTAATCTCATGGCACCAATTTCATAAAGAGGGTTATCATTCTTAACCCATCCTTTTCCTACCTCCCAGACAACAGGTGTAACATCGCTTCCTCTAACAGCTTTAGAATGTTTCATTTCCTTCATAGCTGTTTCAGCTATGTTTCCAGTAGTTCTAATCATTTCAGATGGGAAAGACATGAAATTACCAAAAGGTAATACTCTAGAATTTTTTACAAAGTCTCCCACGTATGCATAGTTGGGAACATTATTTTTAACCAACTTCGCTGTTATAGCTTTAATTTCATTGTCAGTTACTCTTCTAGGAATTTTACCTTCGGCAAATGCTTTGTCATAAGCTTTTCTATATCTGTGTCTTTCAACAAACCATGTAGTTCCTTTCCAAAAATCATCTTCAGCTACATATTTCCCTTGAGCCCAGGCTCCCATTCCTTTAAGTCTAGCCAACATAGGTCTTAGAATTGCATCGGTATTTCCTATGTCTGCGCCCCACTTAACATCTCTCATTAAGTTTTTTAAATCTGACATTTGAACTTGAGTATTAAATACTCCGTATTCAATTCCTTCTCTGTATAATTCTTCGAACGCTTCTTTTCTTCCACGTAAACCAGCTACCCCTGAAGTATTTAATGCATAACTAAATGCATCCTTCATCATTCTAGGATTTTTAATTCCTTCAAAAAGAATTCCATTAGCTCCAGCAAATGCACCGGCACTTAAAAAGTTTCTAATATGAGTTGGAACTGATAGAACTGTTTTAGCAAGTTGGGCTGTGGCTTTAGGTACCAATAAAAAGTTTCTATATAACCACATAGTCATTTGTTCAGCAGAACTTGCGTCCTTTCTTCCTCTAACAACACCTGCTAATCCACCTGTTATTCCATTTGCATTTGCTAAAGCATTATAAATGGCTCGTGTTTC